GGCCGGATAGCGCTCAGATGCGCACATCTATTTTGACTTCCTCGACACACTCAGTGTGCGAGGTTAGTTAACTTTGGGTGTTCCACCGGTTCGGGTTGACTACCCTCCTCGGCGCCGTCTTCGAGCTTTTGGCTCGCGACGGAAGCAGTAGCCTAGGTCCAAACTAGATATACCCTCTCGATTGGAAAGACGTCTAAGTGCCCGCCACAAGGTAACAAGCCTTGTAGAAGTTGGTACCTCTTCATTTTCACGAAGACATACCTCTAAAGAAGAGGGCAGAGAATTAACTCCGTCCTCCGCTTCGAACACTTGACGCCAAACTTCCTCTAGAGTAACCCAGTTAGGCTGGATATTGGGATCCAGTACTCGTAGGATATCGTCGACTCTCTCAGAAGTCTTTCTGAGACGAATTGATAGAGGCCGCATGATCCACTCGGTAAAGAACTCATTCCACTCTACTGATTTCTCAGTAAGGCAGAAGAGTTCTTTAACGGACGAACAGAAGAAATCCTTTCTTTCAGTTCGCTTCGCACGTTCAGCGGTCGCACCCTCCGACTCCGGTACTCTATTCCTTTTGGGAATAAAAGTAGCGTCTGTCATCCGGTACGTACTTAAAGCGTACAGCAGACGATCGATCCCTACCATTTGCCTCAGGAGACCGCTAACGACCTGTTTCCACAATCGCCCGGATACCATCCAGGCGCGAGTGTCTAACAGCTCGCCAGTCTTCCCAGGTGCCACGGTAGTTAGCCATGCCTCAACAGGCATAGACCAAATACCGCCTGGGCGACTAAGATAGCCAACGAGCCCACTGAGACGATTCCCTAGACCCAACACGACTGGTAGTCGTGCCAGGTTTCGGTAGCCGAATCCTGCAAAGCGTGCTACGGCCGAAATACGGATCTCTCCGTATTTCTTTGTCTTCAACACCAATTGCTCGAGAGCGCCCGCGTTCCGCAGGCTCACTAACATTTCTGCTAGTGATATTGGCGTGACTTCCCGTCTCGAGATCCAAGTTCGCTTCGCAAACTCTAAAGACGAAGTATTCGAGACTAAGCTTTTGGCAAGCGAAATCTCTACTCCTATCGTCTTCATGACCTTGAGATACTGTGCAGCAACGGCGCGGTCAGCAATGACCACGTCGTCTCCGAGTACCGCATACCCTTTAAACCAGCTCGGTTTCTCAGGGTATACATTCGAAGCTGCGTATTGTACGAGTGCATGGTGCGTCAAAGCGAGCATCGCCCACGATGACAACGCACCCATAGGCTGTCCTACTGCGTAGCTTACGCAGTTGAACCCAAGGTTATAGCTTTTCGCTATCCTCGGCAACATGTACGGTCTTCCGACCAACATGAAAGCCCACAGGGCGCTTAGCTCAGCACCCAACAACGGTATCAATAGATCCACTTGCAACTGCAGTGGCAGTCTATCGGTAGCCGCAGACAGATCATAACTGGCCACGAATTCGTGATCAGTTTTCATCCGAGCAATCAGACGCTCCACCGGAGCGACCTGATCGAACGTTCCGTCAGTCGAGACACGTCTCAACTTCGAGAATATCCACTCATGCAACGGGGACATGAGCGTTTGGGTAATGAGCGAGACCATGGCAAACACTCGGATCTTGCCGGGCTCCTCCTTAAATCCTAGCCTCCCGAATGGAAGAGGTTTTCCCCATCTGGCCTGTAGGTACCAGGATAGAACCTGTTCAAGGTTCTTCTGGGGCCTAGTAGACCAGGCCAACCACCGAAGGGGTGACCCCCGGTAGCTGGTGTAAAAGGGATTACTCCTCCACTCCTCCTTGGGACCCATCGCAGGTCTGGCATAGTCCTCACACCAACAGGTATAAGCCCGTCGGTAGAGGAATTTCCATATTGCTTTGAGACCCCAAGTCAATTCGAGACCGTCTACGAGATTCAACCAGCGCAATAGCGCCCGCTTCATCTCGGGATCAGCGCCCCAAAGCGCTACCTCCCACGGAAGCCCCATTACTGAGGCAAAGCCCCCCGAAACCGGGGAAGCTTTCCGTATAAACGGTATCAAACGAGGATCTAGAACTGAAGAAGGCTTCAACTTCAGGTCGTCTTGGGTTGTTGATCTAAGACGCCGATAGAAGTCTGGTATCCACT